TGGACTTTTGATAATATTTTATATTTAGTTAAGCTAGAATATTTAGGCTACTAGAGTCGGATCTAGCTCTGCTGGGACGAGATCCTCTTCGTCAGAGTAGTGTACGAGGAAGTCGTAGCGCAAAGTCATTTCGATAGTGTGGAAAGTGTTTGCCTCATAGTTGAATTCACCTAGCTTGTAACCCTTGGGGTATGCACCATAGAGAATGATATGTGAACGAGGGTTACGGTGTGCGTCTAGTTGGTAGATAGTTACAGGACGCTTAAAGGTTACTGTATCATTTAGCTGCGCTCCATCAGGAGAGATCGAGCCACCAAGACCACCATAATGAACACCATAAACTGGATCATATACGGTTCTCATCCAAGTAAAGAGAGCTTTAGCGACATCTCCTTTGATTAGATTATCAAAGGTCAAGGTAATCTCTTCTGGGTTTGGTTTGCCGGGGTAGAAGAACTTTTCGTTGACACGATGAACTTCAATATCCTCAACAGTAAATCCGGGTTGAGTGACTTGCTTGCAAGCTAGAGTGAGCCTTTCTTGATTATCCAGACCAGGAACATTTGAAAATAGACCAGGGAACTTGGGAATGTGAATTTCCCAGCTATACGAACGGAACGAATCCAGTTCGTGACTTAGCGTGTGACCCCCCGTGGTAAGGTCTACTGCGCGTTCAACATAGTAACTGCCATCTGCCATCTTACTTTATATAGTGTTTATACTGTTGCTTGTTGGTTTGTCACATTCAGCTCAAAAACCAAAACTTCAGCAGCCTTTGTTGGTTTGATTTGAACGGTACACCAAAGTTCATTGCGGTCAATGCGGAGGGGGGTGTTAGTAGATTCGTCACAGATTACCTTGTAGGAGGTAATGCCTCGACGGGCTTGGATGTCTGCCAATGCAGGGTTAAGCGTCTCCCTAACTTGCTCCCAAAGGATAGGATCATTTGGCTCAAACACAAACGGACGAGTGCCTTCTAGTACGAGCCTTCGGAGATAAATCATCAGGCGGCGTACATTAATACGATCTAGTGCAGAAGCTGCTCGTTGAGTAGTGCGTTGACCGTAGATTGCAATGCCGTCCGTGTTGAACTTAACGATTGGGTTGACTACATTTCCGCCACCATATAGTGCGTCACGATCACCTTGGCTAAGTTTTACCTCAACATCGGTAGGCTTAGTGAGGCGACCACGAAGAAGACCAGCGGGTGCGAACCACGATTCTGCAACACGATCAGTTAGACACATTTGGCGAATAGCGAAGATAGCTGGATCGTAAAACTCATCACTTCCAGTGAATGCGTTGAAGACTTTTACCCAAGGCCAGTATATTGCTGCGTAACTACTGTTTAGTGACGAGCTACGACCAGTAGCGTTACCGTTGGACCACTCAATCGCTTGCTGTGCTGTGCTAAAGCCTAGAGGCGGTGCTAGTACAGATAGGAACTTTTGGGTAGACTCGGCTAGGGTTACCAAGGAGTTTTGAATAGCCTCCGTAGTAATGCCTGGGCAACCAACTAGTGTTACAGGGACATTTTCTAGGTCGAAAGCGTAGAATCCAGTTTTGGAACCAGAGTTACCAATAAACGCTGTCTTGATATCGTCTCCTGTCAAATCCCCAGCAAAATCAGAAGCATCGCCATTCTTACCATAGGCTAGAGAATAGTCTCCGCCTACGAGCTTGATAAACTTGTAGGTTCTGGAAGCTCCGGGGGTGGTAACCGCAGCGTTGTAGTTTATGTAGTTGGTGTCGGTAGATTGAACTTGAGACCAAGCTGTTGGTGGAGTAGTTGCAATAGCGGGGGTCGAAACCAAGGCTGAGAGGTTACCGTCCCAGGACTCAGAAGCAGCACCGCTGACAATTTTGAAGGATGCCTTGATGTACTGAGAAGTCACATTGTCTGTGCCAAGGTTAATTACATCTTCAGGCCAAAGTGACTCGCCAGCGGTAGATGCTTCATAGAATCTAGTAAGGAACTCTTCCCTAAGTGCGCCGTCGCTTTCCACAGTAAGATAGTTCCTACCTTCATTGCCTCCCCTTACGAGGACTCGTACACCTTGTTTAACTGGAACTCCCACATCATTGGTGGTAGTAGCATAGTTATACCCCTTGCCAGTATATTGGGAGTTCACACGGTAAGCTCCCAAGCTGCCAGATGGAACAAAAGTTACGGCTCTTGAAGTACCAGAAGCAGTAAGAATACTTGAACCAGTAGTATCACCAAAAGATAGTGGGGTTACGGGAGCGACTCCTGCTACAGTGTTAGCAGAGGAAACATCTATTGAGCCTCCTGAGAAGGTCGCAATAAAGTTATTTGCGCTAAGGGCAGCGTTGTCTAGAAGTTGAGTCCATTCAAAGTCACCAATGTTCCAAGGAGTTGCGGATACAGACGCTCCGTCAAAATCTAGAGCGTCACCAGCGGTTGTTGCAGATGAAATATAAGACTTAACAACTTGAAGTTTGGCTAAGTGACCAGCATCCCTGCCCATAACCCAGCCTGATACGCCGTCTCGGAATGTACCTAAGCCTCCATCTACGCCGCCGTATGCGTCAGCAACTCCTTTAGTAATAATATCTCCCCACGCTTGAGCGGAAAGGCTTGTGTCGGTAAAGTTTGCAGCGGGAATAGCACCAGTCACCCCTGGTCTTTCTCGGTAGAAATAGACGGGAGTTGGATTTTGACCAATAGTATTGCCTTGATAATCCGTCACATTAAAGTCAACCCTAAAAGCAGTGTCTTTGTCTAGCTTTGGAATAGAGATAACGGCAGCAGGAGTCGTGCCTAGTGGAAGATCTTCTCTGGCTTCGGCTGCTTGATCGGTTGCTACACGAACATAGTATAGCTGGTTGCTCTGTTCCAAAATTTCTAGCGCACCTTGAATTCCTTGGCCTCCTGTAACTTGATCCGGGTTGCCAAAAGCTCTTAGTAGTTGCGCGGGGGAAGTAATTAAAGTCGCGTCATTTAAAGGTCCACGGGAAGCAAAGCCAGCAATACCTACAACTGTTGGGTTAATAGACGGGCTGTAAAACGAGGTATCGTTCTCAAAGGTGTAGACTCCTGGTGAGGTGAAGTTTGGCATAATTAAAAGATTTCTACTAGGCGGCGGTGCTTAAGTTCAAGCAAAGTATCTGTTAGGGCATTTTCTGGGACTATAATGCGCTCCTTTGGGGAGAGCCACTTATGGGAAAACTCTCCTGAGGACTTTAGGATTATCTCCAAACCTTGTCTTGAGCAGTTCTGTATAGTTACAGTCTTCATTTCTTTATTATTTAGGCTTTCACCAGTCCAAAAACCAGAAGATTTCTGTCTCTTATCTGATTTGGTTAGCAAGTACCTAATAAGAAAGCACCTCCAGGACCAACTAAGTATGCCCCTCCTGGACCAACCAACCTACAAAGTGTGTCTGCCTCGTCCGCAGTATCAATAAGACCATCCTTTAGTAAAGTCTCTACGGAAGCATCCTCAATAAACACAATACGATAATAAAACTGCTCAATCTCCCCGTTGCTTTGGATAGTATACTTCTGGGAAGGTATGTACCCTTCAATGTTTAGGTTGACCGTCTTTCTTAAAACCTTATCCTCCCTATCCCCTAAATCAACTTGCCCTATATCGGAAATACTTTCTATAAACGCATGAGTGTAAACATTTAGATCAGTAGAGACCCTCATATGAGGATTGAACTGCGCCGTAATGTACTCTAGCATTTGGTAAAGGTCGCTATTATTCTTTGCCCAAAGATGAACTTTCGCTTCTAGGTCAACAGCTTTCGGAGCAAGGGCAGCAACTCTTGAATACCTACCAGTTTTTATACTTTTTATCGTCCAGTATTCCAGATTAAAATTAGGTCTTTGTCTAGTCTCCGAAGGTTGAATATTAATGATATCAAAAGACATCATTGGCAGCTTTAGATTTCTGCTCTTCTTCATCTTCGCAACCGCTCTGTCTGGTCGTGCGTATATTACCTCTACACTTTCATGCGAGCCGTCAGATAAAGTAATATTGCAAGTCTTCAGCTTATCGAGGGAGCTTTTTATAACAGATCTAAGATAATGTTGGGAGCGATATGGATTGTCAGTAGTAGCTTCAAAAATTTGTTTTTTGATTCTATCCGTAGGTCTTGACCTTCCGTACGAATACCTACTTCCATCTACTCCATTATAGTAGGGGTCAGGGTAGTTTGCTGAGACTAATACCATTAGTTATTCCACCGTGGCATGAATTAATAGGTACTCCAAAGAGGCGGTTCCTCGATCTCCTCTACAAGCTCTCGGATGAGATCTTCTTTTTCCTTCTGGGATTCTTGGATGAGGGCAGCACCGTTTAGTCTAGCTCCACCATCAGGTGAAGGCAGAACATCATACTTGCTGCGAATTTGACCTAGAATCTCTTTGCATACACAAAGAGAGTATCTTTGTAGCCAGTTGATGAATGCATGGTGCAGAGTATTAGTGTTGAGACTTTTGTATTCTACAATAACGGTTTGATTATCGTTTGCAGTAGGGGTAGGTGAAACCCAGATATACTTGCCATTCATAATCTTAAAACTACCTTCCCGTCCGAGAATTTTTCTGGTTTGCTTTAGCCACATCTGCAAAATGTAAAACTCACTCATACTAAAGTCGGAAAATATAAAATTGTCTTGGAAATACCTAATGAACATATCAGATTCTAAGGAACCGTTAGCAAAGGGTACGGATAGAAGATCCTTCTTATAGGCAACATACCTAACATTGTTCATAATGTACTCTGGAAGTTCGTAAAGGTTGCAGTTTGCAGAGGTATCAAATCCAATAACAGAAGTACACCAATCGGGAGCATGGAAATCAAGTTTACTGATTGATTCGTCAATAGCAGTCATGATTTGGAAGTCCTCTAACTCCACACGAATTACTGGATATCCTAGCCTTGCCATACAGAAGTCCTTAATGCTACGATAGAACTGATTGAACTCTATATCGTTAGCAAAATACTTCCGATTTAGAGTTGTGTAATCAATTAAACCTTCTGGCTTGAAGGTATCTGATCTTCTGGAGGTTCCTGATTGCTCCGAAACAAGTGGACCCCAAGAGATTCTAGGCTTTACTGCGGTGTCTGCCATGCTGTAAGTATTTAGATCATGTAAAGAAGAAAGGCGGAGAGTTTTACCTCGCCGCCTTTCTAAAAGTCTTTAGTTACTTAGTTTAGTAAGCTAGATCAGTGTTCAAACCTCTGTCAGCCTTCTTGAATGGCGTGGTGAGGTAGCTGCTATCTGCTCCAATGATCCTTATGATTCTGTAGTAGCGTGAAGCAGGGTTGATCTCGACCGAGCCGTAGCGGGTGATTAGACCCTTACGAGGCTGGAAAGTCTCTGGGTCAGTGATGGTCGGTAGCATCTGGATTGGGATGTATGGCGCGTAGATGAAGCCAGCATCCATTGGTGATGGTCCCTTGTAACCCATGAGGATTTCGTCTTCAGGGTATAGAGGGTCAACATAAACATCGTACATACCCATCCACTTGCCCTTATAGACAACTTGTGCGCCTAGGGAGCCAGCGGATTCTGACGGGAGACCACCTTCCATCTTAGCGGCGGTTGACAACATCGCAGCCACGAAAGGTGAGCATACGATGAAGTTGCCAGCACCACGGAGAGTAGTCTTGTAGATGTCCTGTGCAGCGAAGTTGATTACACCAACAAGGTTGGCGTAGACTTCACCGACATGACGAGGAGCAAGACCTAGTGCGGTAGTACCAAAGTCAACGAAGAAGATGTTTCTACCACGGGTTGCCGTTGGCATAGTGGTAGCGTCACCTGGGTTTGAACCAGCAACAGTATCATTACCAGCACCATTCTCACCGAAAGGTTGATCGAACTTGTAGCTGCCGATTGCACCCGCGTCACCCCAACCATCAGTACCAAAGCTGTTAGCTTCTGGTTGGTTGAGCCATTCACGGTTGAAACCACCAACAGTCTCAAAATCGTAAGCTAGGTTACGAAGGTTCTCGACATTTTCCCGGTCAATTTCTAGAGCGACTTCCTTTGAAAGTAGGTCGGTCAACTCGCGCTCAAGGTCGAGGTTATGATACGCACGGAGGTCTTGTGAAGCCTCCAGAGTCCATAGCGCACGGAACTTACGAGTACGAGCAGTAACTGCTTGCT